AAGACGCTGTCAATCAGGCTATTGGTAGCTCCAATCGCTCCGGTCGCAAGATCAAGAAGCGTGAAGCCGCGATGATCCACGCGCTTCTGCGTGGCCGGGCTCATGGCGGTGAAGTCTCGTCCAAGCGCAAGCATCGGGAGGACGGCGGCGGCGCAGGTGGTGGAGACCCATACGAACCCGGTGATCTGATTTCTGGCCGCGCAATGCCGGTGCCCGCGCGCAACACTTCGGTCACGCGGCCTCCGGAAGAGCCTGATGTGGCCCGTTTCCGCGCACTTCAGCGTGCGGCTGCCAAGCGCAAGGATGGCGGCAAGGCCGACCATGGCGCCGGCTGCCGTTGCCACAAGTGCTCCGGCGGCAGGATGGGCAAGGCCGAAGGTGGCAAGATCGGCGACATCGGCGGCGAGCGTCCGCAGCATGGTGGTCGCATGGCCCGCGCTACTGGCGGTCGCGCTAAGGGCAAGACGAACGTCAACATCATCATTTCGACGGGTCGCCCTGCCGTGGATGGCGCGGCGGGTCAGTCTGGCATGCCGGGCGGTCTGGGCGGTCCTGGTGCCGCCCCGGCTGTTATGCCTCGTCAGGCCCCTGTGATGCCTGCTGCGCCTGCACCGATGCCGATGCCCCCGATGGGTGGCGGCATGCCGATGCCTCCTCCGCAGATGCCTCCTCCGGGGCCGATGGGCCGCAAGGCTGGTGGCCGCGTCTATCGCTCCTATAAGGACATGGATGCTGGCGCTGGCAGCGGCCTCGGCCGTCTGGAAAAGACGGAGATTGAACGTCGGAAATAGTCAACACTTCTTCCGGCTTAAGTTACCGTAGCGGGCGCCTATAGCTGCGGTAGAGACGGAGGTATTGCCCCTCCCAATGCCTCCGTCTCAACCGCAAGCTCTTGAAAGATCATCGCATGCTCACATTTAACAAAAAACTGGCTGAACAATTCAAGAAATTGGTTGACGAGCGTGTGAACGCTCTTAAAGATGACATGGCCGCCGGTCATTTGTCGTTGGAGGATTACAAAAAGACAGCGGGGCGTATCCAGGGTCTCATTGAAGCGTCTTCTATAATTGATGAGGCTGATTCTATGTGCGAAAGAATGTAACAGTGGAGGTTTTTTGTGACGCTTATGCTAATGCAACACGACGTTGACCCTAAGAAGAAGATCAAGGGTGACGTTGGCGATTTAAGTAAGGTTGAAATTTTCAACAATCAGGTTCTTGTTGGGGTTTATATCCGCCCCTCTAAGACAAAAAGCGGTATCTATCTTACCGATCAAACCACAAATGAGGATAAGTATCAGGGCAAGATTGGTCTTGTTCTTAAGAAGGGCGCAACTGCTTTTGTTGACCCGGAAAATCAGTGGTTTTCAGACGTTCAGATCAATGAAGGCGATTGGGTTTTGTTTCGCCCCTCTGATGGTTGGAGCGTAACTATTAACGGCGTTCTTTGCCGCATCATTGACGATCATGCTATTCGCGGGCGCGTCGATCAGCCCGATCAAGTTTGGTAAGGGCTAGATCATGTCAGGAAGCAAAGAAGAGCTTGATATTGTTGTTGAGCCCGCCGACCCCGTAGCTCAAGAGCCTGAAATCAAGGTCGAAAAGGCGGAAGAGAAGCCTCGTCCGGTTATCGCGCCGGAAGATGGTATTGAGACGCTGCGGCGCCAGCTTGAGGCAGAGAAGCGCCTTCGCCTGGAGGCTGAGCATCGCGCCAATGAGGCTGCCCAGCAGGCGCACAGCGCCCGTGGTGAGGTTGAGGATAGCAATCTCCACCTCATCAACAACGCCATTGGCACCCTGCGGCGTGAGAACGACATCCTGAAGGGTAATTACCGGGCGGCGCTGGCGTCTGGTGACTACGAATCGGCCGCCGAGATTCAGGAAGGCATGTCCTCCAACGCTGCCAAGCTCCTTCAGTTGGAGAATGGCAAGGCCAGCATGGAGGCCGCCCCCAGGCGCGAGCCTCCTCCGGTTTATCAGGCGCCCTCCGATCCCGTCGAAGCCTTTGCGGCAACGCTCTCCCCGCGTTCCGCTGACTGGATCAGGCGTCATCCCGAGTGCGTCCACGATCCGCGTCTGACTCGGAAGATGATCGCGGCGCATAATCTGGTCGATGCAGACGGCATCAAGGCTGACACCGACGAGTATTTTTCAGCTATTGAGAGCATTTTGGGCATTTCGTCGCAGCGATATGAAGCCCCGGCTGATTCTCCCATGTCTGCCGCGTCATCCGGCGCGCAACGTCAGTCGATGCCGCCGGCAGCACCCGTCAGTCGAAGCGGAACTGCCGCTGGAACGCGCCCCAATGTCGTCAGGTTGACGCCAGAACAGCGCGAAATGGCCCAAATGATGGGCATGTCGGATACTGAATACGCCAAAAACCTTGTGGAACTCCGCAAGGCTGGCAAAATTCATTAGGAGAAGCAAAAATGAGCGGTTATTCGCCCCAGCGCCCCGGTCGCCCTAGCCTTAGGCCGTCTGCAATCAGTATTGACAGCGACGTTCCACTTGAAGTGCCAAATGATATTGCTGCCATCACCAGGGTAGTGAATGAATTAGAGCAAGGCATTGACCCGGAGCCTGCTGCGCAGCCTGTTCCGCGTCGTCCAGAGCAGCGTCCTGCCCTTCGCCCCGAAAACTCGCGTGAATTTGCTGCCAAGCGAGCCGCCGAGATTATGGGCGCCATCGGTGGCAGCGTTGATGAAGGAAGCGACAAGTTCTATGTCGACCAAAGGATGGTTCCTGACGGTTGGGACTACAATTGGAAGCGCAAGACCGTCTACGGCATGGAAGACCCTGCCTATCAGGTGTCTTTGGCGCGCACTGGATGGGAGCCCGTGCCTACGGAACGCCATCCGACCATGATGCCGACCGGCAATTACCCTGTCATTGAGCGTGATGGCATGGTGTTGATGGCTCGCCCGAAGGTTATCAGCGAACGATTTGAAAACGCTGAGAAGAAGAAGGCTCGCGATCAGGTCAAGATCAGGGAGCAATCTCTCAATCAGAGCCCTGATGGACAATTTGGCCGCGACCATCGTGAGGTTCAGGCTAAAATCAAGAAGGGCTATGAAGCCATCCCGATCCCTAATGATTGAAAATGTGTAGAGGGGTGTAAAAACCCCTTTACTTCTGCCTTTTTCTGTCTATAGGTCATGACGCTCCTCCCCCCGGCGTGGGAGGCTTTCTGATCCCCCCGGTTTAAGTCGCCTCGGCGTGCGACAGCAAACCAGCACAGAGGAGCAATCCCATGCCGAACACTTCGGCTCCCTTTGGTTTCCTTCAGTATACCGGTGGCGCCGGTGGCGCGCCGACTTTTGCACAGTCTGTCCGGCGCATTGCGCCGTCGAACACCAATCCGATCTATTGGGGCGACCCGGTGGTCCCCGTGACTAGCACTGTGACCGGCTACATCACCAATGCCGCCGCTCAGAACGCCACCTACAACGGCACTGTTGCCTGCGCTGGCATCTTTGTCGGCTGCAAGTATCTGTCGGTTTCGCAGAAGCGCGTTGTTTGGAGCCGCTACTGGCCGGGTTCCGACGCGAACACCCTTCAGGATGTTGAGGCTTACGTCATCGACGACCCCAACACCCGCTTCATTGTCCAGGCCACTGGTTCCAGCTTCTTCAACGCCAGCGCAACCCCCTCGGTGATTGCTAGCCTGCCGATTGGCCGGTATGTCACCTGCAACCTGGGCGCCGGCAATGCTGCCACTGGCACTTCTGGCGCGTATCTCGACGCGGTTGCGACGGCGGTGACTTCGCCGTTCATCATCGTTGATTACGACTTCTCCCCGCCCGGCGCGAACGGCACCGATCCCAGCACGAACTTCCCGCAGGTGATCGTCGGCTTTAACAACGAGGTTTGGCGCTCTAATGGCGCTGGCCCGACTGGCATTTCGTGATCGGAGGGCTGAACAATGGCTGTTAATCTTTCGGCTATCAAGGACCTCTTGCTCCCCGGCCTTCGCGGCGTCGAGGGCAAGTATGAGATGATCCCGTCTCAGTATGATAAGATTTTCACCAAGCACGAGTCGAAGATGGCTCTGGAGCGCACCGCTGAGATGCGCTACCTGGGTCTGGCGCAGCTTAAGACCGAAGGTGGTCAGACTGCGTTCGACAATAATGCTGGTGAGCGTTTTGTCTACAACCAGGAACACACTGAAATTGCTCTTGGGTATGCCATCACTCGCAAGGCGATTGATGACAACCTCTACAAGACGCAGTTTCACCCGTCGAACCTTGGTCTGATCGAGTCCTTCCAGCAGACCAAGGAAATCTACGGCGCCAACCTGCTGAATACTGCGACGACCTACAATGCGTCGGTTGGCGGTGACGGCGTGGCCCTGTGCTCCACTGCGCACCCGATTGATGGTGGCACCGTTGCCAACACGCCGACCATCCAGGTTGACCTCAACGAGGCCACCCTGCTGAACGGCATGATCTCGGTGCGAACCAACTTCCGCGATCAGGCTGGCCTGAAGGTGTTTGCGCGCGCTCGCAAGCTCATTGTCCCGCCGCAACTTGAGCCGGTTGCTATTCGTCTGACGAAGACGGAACTGCGCCCCGGCACGGCTGACAACGACGTCAACGCGATTGTGTCGACGGCCGGTGGCCTTCCCGAAGGCTACATGACCAACGACTTCCTCACGTCGGCTTTTGCTTGGTTCCTCCTGACGAACATTGATGGTTTGTCGTATATGGAGCGAGTCAAGTTTGAGACCGACATGCAGGTGGATTTTGTCACTGACAATCTGCTTGTGAAGGGTTACGAGCGTTACTCGTTCGGTTACTACAATTGGCGTTCGATCTTCGGGTCGTTCCCCACTTCGTAAGGAGGCCGGCTTATGGCTATTACCGCCCTTTCTGGTCCTTTGGTTGTTTTTGGGCAGCAGCCGGCTGGTGTCGGCCCCACGCCTGATTACAACCCGGACCTTGGCCCTTCGTTGTTCTACGCTGGCGCCGGCATTCTTGATCCGCGCGCGGCCTATGCCTATGCTCCCGGTCAGGGCTCCACAGCCCTGACTGCGGGCTTCGTTGGCATGGACAACATCACCACGCTCAACGTGGTGCCCTACACTGCCGCCTCCGCTGCCATTGTGGCTTCCGCGAACCCCACGTCGGCTACGCTGACGCTGGTATCTGCGGCTTCGGCCACGACTGGCGTCTCAATCATTCCCTCGGTTGTCCGCGCTGACACAAACGTGGTTGACACGGGCGTGAGCGGGGCCGGTCTTGTGGGTATCGACACCTATGCGTCTTTCACCGCCAGCATTGCTGGCACG